CGTTTGGACTTTGAGCTCGTCCGCCTCTTAAAATGCGGCGAAGCAATGAAGGCTGGGATACATTTTCATCCCCAGTCTCCTTATGCGAAGATATGTGCTGATGTTGTTGTTGTGTCCAATGGAGGTATTGTTCCTTCTTCTGCTGCTTTAGTTCCTTCTGGAATGTCTTCAAAACCTTCTTCTTCAGTTCCAGTTGGGCAGCGAAGTCAACCTGTAACTCATAAGGCGTCAGGTCTCGGTGGAGCCGTTTCTTTGCCTGAACGTACACCTGCTGGACGATAGGTTTCATTTTACCTACCATCCATTCCACCAGAGATTTGCCAACAAGAGCCGCAGCAACAGAAGCAGTAGCAGTGGTGCCAGCAAGAATAACCTGCTCTTTAGGTGGGATGGGAACTTGTCCGATGAGGGGTACTTCAATGACGGGTACTCCTAAGTTTGTTGTTGGTGGTGGTGTAACTACCTGTGTTTCTTGTGGAACCTGAACGGCAGGAGGAACAACAGGAGCGGCAGGTGGTAGTTGCCTAGACTTCTCTTCTTGGGTTTCTTCCTTTTCTTTTTGCGAATTCTGTCCCTCCACTATCTGTTTCCATTGTTCCGTTGTTGGAACATCAATGGGTTCATAATAAGGAATTTCAGCAGTAGGAACTTGGACTACTGGTTTTTGTAAAGATCTTATGGATGGTGTTAAGACAACAGGTGGTTCCAATCTACGAACAACTGGAACCTCAACTTGGTGAACTTGTATCTCTGGGATTTCCATTCCCTACTCAATCAATGTGCCCTTTGCTCTACGAATTTCTCTGAGTGGTTCCCAGTCCTTATCTTTTGTTCCACCATCATAAGGAAGAGCATAACCCTCAGTAATCATTTGGTTATTCAAAGATTCATCTTGTCCGTTAATAAAAAGATGTCCGATAATGCGCCCATATTTCTCAGTAGAATCTGGTTTTTCTGTGCGGATAACAACATCAAAAGCATCTTCTAACTGATGCTTCAACCAGTTCTTCGCATCTAATCCAAGTTCTTTTTCTTTGAGATCTCTCGTGCGACTTTCTGGGGTATCAATACCCGCCAGACGAATTCGTTTAGTGAGAGAAATATCAAACCCCAAATCAATGTCAGCATCAATGGTGTCGCCATCTACAACTCTTCCAACTGACTTAATTCTGTAAATATACGGATCTTTTTCTGACATTAGAAAGGAAGTTTAAACTCTTTCGTATTTAGTTTAGGCAGAGGAAGTTTCTCAAATGCCTTGTTGACCTGCTTCTCTACAACAGCACCAACAAACTCTTCTGGGTTGTCTAAAATCTTCTGTGCTTTTTGATAGGTGATATATGCTCCTACACCAATCGCAGCACTAATGCTTAGACTTGTCAGGGACAGAATCAGACTTATGTGTTTCATCTTTCATCTCCAAGTGGGCTAACCTAAGTATATAGAAAACACAATATCCTGTGAACGCAAGTCCACAGGATAAGATGATGAATACTCCCCAGTTAAACTCACTATTCATTCCACCAACCCTCTTCTTTGTGTATCCATACTTTCAGGTCTTTTATATATTTCCTTAGTATATCTGCTTGCTCTTGATGCCAAAAATCACCCGTCTCTAAAAAAAGACGGGTGTGATTATCTATTGCTTGGAGTATTTTATGGATGGGAGCATTCCAACACTCCCTTTTTGGAGTGTTCCATTCTCGTGGCACGGGATTACGAGCGAGTGTATTTCATTGTATCTAAAATATTCCAACTGGCAACTACCAGGACTAATTTCGGCATAACCAACTATTAAAAAAGCAATGAGTTCCATTACTTCTTTTTGCCGCCATTCTTCGCCTTCTTAGCGGTTGCGTTGCCTTGATTCTGCTTCTTATTACCAGCGGAACCTTTCTTACCTTTGTTTGGTGACTTGGACATTATGCTCCTGTGCGGGGTGTGACGAACCCTTCACCTTCTTCACCTTCTACTTTAGTCTCAAGTGCTTCTACTCTTTCCTCAAGGGATACAGGAGTTTCTGCTACAACTAACTCAGGTGCTGGTGGTTCTGGTGGAGCAACAACCAATTCTCTTCTTGGTTCAGGTGCTGGATGATCATGGTCATCGTCGTCACCACCTTTCTTCATTGTATTGATACCAAAAGTCGCAGCAGAAGCTGTGAAGACGGTAGCAATGAAGGTGGGGTCCATCTTAGATAGAGCCCCAGCATAACTTGCGGTGAGGAGTGCAGCAGACCAACTCAAAATCAAAATACGAATCAATGTCCCCATACGGTTTTCCTTTTTCTTGTCCATCAGTTCCGTGTGATGAATTCTATGTATTTAGGTTTTTAGAATCTAAATTTGACCTTTGCTGCTACTTGAGTGTTGTTAATACCATCAGCAATCTGGTGAAGTCCTTCAATGAAAATAGTTTGGTTATAGTCAACAGAGGCAATAACTTCCACATCAGTATTAGTATTCACGGATGCTTCTAAAGCAACACCAAACTTATCTTTCTTCTTACCACCAAAGCGGTGAGAAACATTTACACCAACTTCACCGACATTCTCTGTCTTGTTGTAGTCACCAACACTTCTAGCAGACTGAACTGAACCATTCTCACTAAAGGCATCTCTACAAACATTACTTACAGTGTGTCCTACGAATGGAGTGATATTCTTATGAGCATTCCAATAGAGTCTGTTGTTGACCCACCACTCTTGCCCATTAGAAGCACTATCATTATTGAATACACCAGCAACATTTCTGGAAACAGAATACTTGTTGAGAGCATATCCAGCATTGGTGCGAAGTGATAATGTATTACCACGCATCATACTGAATACACCAAAGTGTTCTTTAGAAAGACTCGAAGTGCTGTCGGCACCAGTTAAATCAACACTTACATTATTATACTGACCACCAATAGTCCAAGTTGGTTTTACATCAATCTCTACACCAGTTCCAAGAATGGTAGAAGTGCCGTAGTATCCATAGTCTCCGTGTGCCCATCCAAGATAGTTTTTGGAAAAGACTCTAACTTTCTCTTTGGTTTGAGAAGGAGTATGGTTAAGGGCACCACGAAGAGTATTACCGACCTTATCAAGCATTTGATACTGGTCAATGCGTCCAGTAAACTTATCTGCTGCGTTTGTAGTTACAGTAGAACTTGAGTATGCGGTTGTTGTAGAGTTATCACTATAAGTATCTACAGTCGCATATGTTGTGGTTGTATCAGTTCTGGTGTTTCTATCAACAGTCTGAACACCATCTGCTTCTGATGGGGTTTCGGTTATTGTAGTAACAACAGACTGAGAATATGGATTGGTTACAGAACTTACCAGAGTTGGTGTTGATGGTTGTTGTACTGTTCCAAACTCATAGATATCCAGGATTCCATTCTGGTTAGCATCACCAGAAAGAAGTGTTGCTGAAAGAGTTACAGTAGCACTACGAATAATATTATCCATAGGCATCCAGTCTGCCGTTGGAGAACAGGTAGTACAGTAGGACTCAACATCACCTAAAGGAATATATGTGAAGGTATAGTCACCAGCAGAAAGTCCAGTGAAGTTTAGACCCTGCCATGTGTAAGAATCTCCACCACCATTAGGATCACCATAAGGAACTAACTGGGTTCCATCAGATGTGAAGTAGTTTGTTCCAGGAATCAAACCAGCAGGAGTTGAACTCTCAAGTAGATTAAATTGATTGATTGTGGTTGTATAACTGGTTCCATTGGCACCTTCTAACTTAATTTCTGCTTCATTAAAGTTAGTTCCACCGTGCCAAGATCCATACCAGAAAGTAATACCACCTTGCCCATCCCCAACATAACCAATAGAGTTTGTATGCGCCAATGCTGCTGTAGGCAATGTGCCCATTAATAATGCAGACGCTGCAGCCAACGCCTTCTTAGTGTAAGACATAAAAATCCTCTGTGAGTTCAGTGTGTACTAAACGAAACAAACCGAAGTATGAAAAGTAAAGTATTCACCGAATCACAGAGGACTCGGACTATGTAGATTCAGACCATTAAGATCAAAATCAGTTATGACTGTATCTTATTTATCCTTTCTTCCACGCTTCGCCTTCTGCCTTGCGGCGTCTTGCGAGTCCTGCCTCTACATTTGAACCAGGATTACGATAGAGATAAAGAGCATCAGGGACTAAATCCCACTCCTTATTTTTAAGTCGCTTAGTAATGGTATTAAAATTATCGCCACCGTAAAACCCAGCACCAAGATTGTAAGCGAAAGATAATAGAGCGCCTCTTTTACCATCTGACATTTCATTCCAATGAGGAATCTTTTGAAGTGCTGGAATAAACTGACTCTTACACTGACTAATCAGTAGGTCATCAGCTTCCTGTTGAGTGATTGATTCACCAAGTTTGAAAGGAGAACCATCTTTCTTACGGGTAGAACCCCAACCAATAGTGATTGGAAGTCCACCAGAAAGAGGGTCAGGGTATGCATTTAAATGACATCCCTCAAACTCTTTGATCAACTTGATGCCCATCATAGGGACATCACCACTCGCAGTTACAGGAGCTGCAGCAGCAGGGGCTGGTGCAGCACTAGACTTTTTTCCTCTATAGATTTCTGCCCAGTCAATATTATCTTCCAAATATTTGACGGGAAGATTATCTTCTAACCACTGAACTGCTTTCACATGGTTAGGGTTTCTTTCGTCGTAGAACTTAAAAAAGTTATGAAGGTCGATTCGTGCCATTGTTGTCTCCGAAATACTTTTGATACAGTTGACTTGCTTCTACATGCTTTCCATTATTTGTGAGGTCTTTAATCACCTTGAGCATCTTTCTTTTAAAATTAATCGAAGATTCTGCCCCATCCATCGTTCCCTCCTGGACACCAGCGGTGCTTAAGAACTGCTTTGGTATAAATGGTCTTCTTACCATTCGTCACAGGTCCAGTGTAGTTGTCGTTGAGAGAACCGTATGGATCGTTTATGTAATATCCCTTTCCATCTGGGGTTTTACCAATGACGACACACATATGCCCACCAGTAGGTGCAGAAAGAGAACCCCTATGAAGGATGCCAATAACAACTGGCTTCCCAGCGTCCAAACTTTTATCAATATCAGCAAAAGATAGATTGTAACTAAAGTGTGACTTAACTCCATAAGCCGCCAAAACTTTCGTCTGAACGGCGTGGTCCGTTGTATCACCAATCTCAAATACTTTCTTAACATACTCATCGTCGCCTTTAATGCTTCCTGGCTTGAGGAAAGATAAACACATAGCGCACGATGAAGAGTTGCAAGTTCTATGTGCATCTCTGTAGTTGTCTACTTGGTTATAGTATGGAACTGCAAGAACTTCTGGAGTTGGTGGTTTCGTTCTAAAGATACCAATCCAGTCAGTCTCTGAATCATCCATGAAGTTAGCAGGTAGGTTATCTTCTAACCACTGAACTGCCGCAACATGATTTGAATTGTTTTCGTCGTAATACTTGAAAAAGTTATGAAGGTCAAGTGTCATCTTTGTCTCCTATAAACTCTAATGAGAAAATATCATGATCTAAAATATCTGGATCCAACCACTCACTGAATTCTGATTGAATCGCATGGGCATTCTCAATATTTTCCTCACAAAGAGTATGAATGCGGTCAACTGCCCAATCATGTGTTGTTTGTAGAGTCTGCTCCAAAGTTACCATAATCTTTTCGCATGTAGCGTCCTAGAATATTGCTATTATAGAATGCTGGACTTCCATCGTCAAGAGACTCCTTCAACACATTATTTAGAAAAAGTTGTTTCGTTTCTTCATAATTACAGTCACCCTTTGCCTTATGAAGACTCAATATTTCTCTATTGAAATTCTCTTTGTTATACTTTTTGATATCTTCCTTTAACTCAGGACAAGAACCATAATACTTCTTCCAGTCTGATTCTTGTTTTACTCTTCTCTTCTTTCCTGGAGGAGTTCTGAATGCCCAGAAGTATTTTCTACCGATGTATCTTCTACCGGTGGTCTTATTGGTAATACAGTAAACAAAACCAAAGTAGTCCCCAATATCATCACTGTTAAAAATTTCCCCACTATATCTCCAGGGATTCCCATAACTCATACTATAGAATTCTATGAGCTATTATTTATCTTTAACCGGGACAAACCTAGTCTAGCAATAAAAAAGCACCCTGTCAAGAGGGTGCTTTATGTGTTATGATAGTTGCATCAGACTGGGGGAAGACTTATTCCAGAACCACCAAGTCTTTTAACAGCAGCACCAGCAGCATCAGATTCGGCACCAGAAGTGCCTTTCTTCAGTTGAGTTGCTTTTTCAATGCGTTGATTTTTTCTATGAGCCTCAGGATTAATAGGTTCTGGCATTACACCTTCGATAACTTCACCTTCTGGTTCAATTGGAAACCCTTCAACAATGCTCTGGATATATTCAGCATCCATCTGCATCATAACGTAATGCGCTTCTTCTACGGTGTCTGCGTGCCCCTCAGAGAGGAGATACTCAAGAACTAAGTCATAGGCGTCATATCCTTCTTTAACATTATATCTTGCATTATTTGCCCAACCTGGATCCCCCTTTGTCTTGAGTTTTGGTGTTTGTGCCTGTATGCTAGATGCAGGTTCTAAGGATGTATTCGATACACTAATGTTCTTCAGATCTTCAAGATCTTGTTTGATTGACTGAACTCTTGGAACATTGTATTTTTTCTCAGCAGCCTTGAACAGCTCTTTTTGGGGAGCAGTTGACACATCAATTCTGGATCCACCCTTCTCAACGCTAGGGACAGTAAACTTACCAGCATACTTTTTAGCCCATATTTCCTTACCAACTGCTTCTGCTTCTTTTGTGTTACCTTGTTTGATTAGATCGCGGTAACGTTGAGAAGGTGATACCTGTGGAGCGGGTTTTGTTTTTGTTGCTTCAGGTTTTGCTTCTGCTGCAGGCTTTACTTCTGCTGCAGGCTTTGCTTCTGCTGCAGGCTTTGCTTCTGCTGCAGGCTTTGCTTCTGCTGCAGGTTTTGCTGGTTCTGATGTTGGTAATGGGAAAAGTTTATTAAGTTCCGCTCTCAATTCATCATGAGTTTTTGGTTTTTGATCTGGTTTTTGATCTGGTTTTTGATCTTGCTTTGGATCCTGTTTTGGATCCTGTTTTGGAGGTGTTGCCCCTGGTTCATCCCATCCCTGTACAGGAACATTACGTGGTCCAGCAGGATTAATACCAAAAGTTTCAAATTCTGCTCTAGTATATGGACTCTGACCACTAGACTGTCTGAGTTTGTTAATCTGTTGAGGAGTCATAAATGCACTGGTTGGTTCACCAGCAGCTCTTTTAAGAGCATCTTCCATACCACTCATCCATCCAGGAAGTTTTCCTGGAATAGGATATCTAAATCTGGTTACTCCACCAGTTGTTAGTCTGTCGTATTTTTCGTTAAAGTTTTCCATTTCAGCGTCCTTTTTTGAATGTTGATGGATACATGGAACCAGGTGGAATTAACTCCATCTTAGTTTTTGATAGTGTGTCTGCTGCTCTTACTTCAGTATCTCTTACTTCTCTACCTTTTTTGTTAATCCATTTTTCTGCTTCATGACCGATTTTTTCTGGATCTATTCTACCTCCAGTAGCACCTTTAACAATACCAGATGCAAGAGAACCTCCAAAATCAGTTACTCTACCAATGCCTTTTCCTGCAAGATTAGCAAGATAATCAGACCCTCTCAAAAATTTTTCTGTTGCACGCTGAGACCATTGAGATGGTCCGCTCTGTTGATACGCTTGTTCCATAAACTGTGAATAAGTCTTCATTGGTTTCCTCCTGTTAACAGACTCTGGTAATCCTTGAATTTTTTTAATTTCACGAACTTTTTTCCTCATGTTTTCCTCATCACTCTTGGTATAAGCATCTGGAAAGAGAGTTCTTCCAATCCTTTCAAAAGGATTAGATGATGTACGTGCTCTAGCAGCATTAGAAGTGTCTGCCGCCTTATATCCTGTATATTCCTGACCCTGATAACTTTGTTTTGTAAGATAACCTACAGTATCTTTACCAGTTCTTGGATCTTTAACAACTGTTTGAAGTGATCTGGTGCCGAAAGAACCAGGTTCAACAGATGGTTTCCTCATCTGTTGAGTGTCTAGATTTTGTTGTCTAGCAAGTTTTTTCTCGGTTGGAGTTTGACCTGCTAAGGTTTCAAAAGCACCACCAGCACCGGCATAACCAAGACCACCACCAATGAGTCCACCAGCAATTCTTCCCCAAGGACCAACTAGACCGCCAATGTTTGCTCCTAGTTTAGCTCCCTGAGAAGCTGCATATAGTTGAGAACCTTTTTTAGCAGCAGTTCTTCCAATTGATGCTTGTTTTTCTGGTGCTGTTATATCATATACACCTTCAATACCAGCGGTAACAGGAAGAGTTAGCCTACCACCAATGGATTTTGTTTTTGATGCTAGATTAGATAATCTTCCTGAAGGGGTGGATAATCTTCTAGCAGTATCAATTTTCTGAACTGCTTGTGATGTAGGACCAGTAGACCCTGGTTTTGCTGCTTGAACTGATGCCTGCTGACTAAATGCTTTAAAGGTATTGGCTGGAGGTGTTCCACCTCTACCATAGGTTACCCTAGAAGCACCAGTTGGTTTAGATGGTTTAGATACATCTGGTAGTTTAGGACCACTACCTCTAGTGGTTGTAGAACCAGAACCCTGTCCTCCTCTTACCTTGGGTGTTGGAGAGGATTTTGCTGGTTTTGTATCTACATCTTGAACTGCCTTGCCGAGGTCCTTCAGACCCTGCTGACTATATCCTGACGATTGTTGTGGTCCTTTCTTACCCATCAAATCGTCTGCCTGCTGATGAATAGCAGCATCGATTTTAGCAGTAGTTCTTTTTACTGGGTCTGGTTCTAAACCTTTGAAAAACTTGGTGTCCTTTGCAGACATCTCTGGTGTTGAAATATTTGCTCTACCAGTTTTTAAATCCGTTGTGGTAGTAGATGCTCTTCTACTAAATTCACCAAATCCAGTCTGTTTAGCAGTTGATGGTGATGGATAATTTTTTTCAATCTTAGCAATATCTATCTTAATTCCTCTTCTTGCCGCTCTTCTTTCGGCACCTACACCCTGAGAAGCAGTTCTACTTCTTTCCCTAGCATCTGCTGCTGCTTGTCTTGGGTCTATACCATACTTTGATGGGTCCTTTCCTGGATCACCATATCCAAGTGATCCTCTACGGGTAGCATAAGTTTCAACACCACGCTGAGTAATGTTACCTTCTGGCGATCTATATCCTTTTGCTTGCGCCTGCTGCTCTTTGGCAGATAAGGCAGTATCAGCAACTCTCTGAGCAGAAGGTGTTGTTGCTGCTTGTTGAACAGCAATTTTTGCTGCTCGTCTAGCAGCTCTACCTTGATATGATGGTTGAGAAGAAGGTTGTCTATCTATTCTAATCTCAATGTTTTTGTTTCTAAGAGGATCTTTGAATTCCTTCTTACTTCTACCCTGTTCATGTAATATTTCCTTAAAGGACTTCATCTCTATCGACACTTTTTTTAGTATTTATAAAAAAAGGAGGGTATTACCCCTCCGTTTCCTTCAACCATTCTTTGCAATAATCATAGTCTCCGAACAAGAATTCATCACATTCTGCTGCTTCTTGATAAGCATTTATAATTTCTTGTTCGACCCACTCATCATAATTGGAATCCTGTAAAAGAGTCTTTGGTAACATCTTGCTTAATTCCTCCAACAATATATGATTCGACCTCAGTTTCTTGTGGTGCAACTTGAAGACCCTTTGAAGAAATCCAGTGCTCTGTCCAAGGAAGAGGATTATTCTTTGCGGAAATATCATAAAGTGGTTTGAATCCAATTGCCTTCATTCTACGGTTCGCAATCCATTCAACATACTGCTGTAACAGTTTGTCATTCAGACCAATCATAGATCCATCCTTGAACAGATACTCTGCCCAAAGTTTTTCCTGGTTTACAGCGTTCTCAAAGGTCTTGTAGATCCACTGTTCTTCTTCTTTGGCGATACGCGCCATTTCTGGATCATCTCCATTCATCCAGTTCTTAAGGATGTTCTGGGTGATGACTAGGTGCTGGTTTTCATCTCTAGCAATTAGTGAGATGATTTTTGCACTTCCTTCCATAAGTTTGAGTTCGCCAAATGCAAAACTGCAAGCAAATGACACGTAAAAGCGAATGCCTTCAAGAATATTAACGTTTGCAACTGCTCTGAATAGTTTGCGCTTGAGTTCATACCTTCCTTCTAGTGCGGTGGGGACTTGCTCTAATGCGTGCAACCAATCATTTCCATTATCATATTGATGTGCTGCGTTAATGAAGTCGTTATACGCTTGCGTAACGCTCACAGCACGCTCCATAATCCGATCCTCTCTGAGGATAGTATCAAAAACCTCAGATGGGTCTGAATAAATGTTTTTGATGATATAGGTGTAGGAACGTGAGTGAATCATCTCCATGAATTCCCACACTTTCATGCAAGCTTCCAGTTCTGGGAGAGAACAGTAGGGCGCGAACGCCATACCAGGTCCACGTCCCTGAACGGAATCCAGCATAATCTGATACTTCAGATTGCTGGTAAAGATATGCTTTTGTTCTGGACGCAGCATATGATAGTCGCTGCGATCCTTTTGAAGATTGGTTGTTTCTTTGTATCAACCTCGTTGGAGTTGAAAACTGTCATGGAATCAACCATTGGTTTTCCCTCCAACCCTGTCTTAAATCTTACAAGACTCACAATCTTCCTCCTCGGCGTTTTCTAGTTGAGAGATTAAATCATTTAGAGATTGAGTAGTTTCTTCAACCTCATCATTCTTACTGTCGTAAGTGTTTTGATAATAACTGGTTTTCCAACCGTACTTATATGTAGTCAGAAGGTCTTGTGCCCATACCGAAATGGGGATCTCATTGTTAGGATATTGAGTTGGATTATAAGACCAGTTGCCGCTGATTGCTTGGTCGAAGAACTTTTGCATCACAGCAACAACATTAATATAACCACGATTGGACTCCATATCCCAAAGAAGCGTATAAGCATTTTTAAGAGATTGATATTGGGGGACAATCTGCTTAAGGACTCCTTTCTTTGACTTCTTAACGGACAGGAATGCACGGGGAGGTTCGATTCCATTTGTTGCGTTTGACACAACGGAACTGCTCTCTGAAGGCATTTGTGCGGACAATGTTGAGTTCCGTACTCCGTATTGCTTAACCTGTGTTCTAAGACCTTCCCAATCATATTTTAACTCGTTGGGGACGATTTCGTCAACGTCCTTCTTGTATGTATCAATGGGAAGAATTCCATTACCATACTTGGTTCGATGTGAATATTCACAAGCACCTTTCTCTTTAGCAAGGTTTACAGTTGCCTGAATGAGGTAGTATTGGAATGCCTCAGTGAGGTCGTGAACCGCGTTCCAGGCACCCTGAGAGTCGTATGAGTGCCCGTGCTTGGCGAGATAGTGTGCTAAACCAATATAACCAATTCCAAGGGAGCGACGTGCCTTTGTAGCGATCTCTGCTGCCTTGACTGGGTATCCTTGAAAATCAATGAGTTCATCAAGACCCCTAACAGCAAGATCACAGAGAACTTCAAGATCCTCAAGATCCCTAATTTTTCCAATGTTAACAGCAGAAAGAATGCAAAGAGCAATTTCGCCATCAGTATCATCAATATGTTGAAGTGGTTTAGTAGGCAGAGTGATCTCCTGACACAGATTGCTCATCTCAACTTTATCCATAAAGGAGGAGTGAGAGTTGCAGTGGTCGATATTCATAATGTAGAGGCGACCAGTTTCAGCACGCTCTTTCAGAATATCCAAAAAGAGTTCTTGAGCTCCGATAGTCTTTCTTGGAATAGACTTATCTGATTCATAAACATTGTATAACTCATCAAATCCATCAGTACCAAAAGCATCATACAGACCAGGAACGTCGTGTGGAGAGAAGAGTGAGATGTTTTCGTTTTTGATGAAACGCTCATAGAACAACTTGGAAATTTGAATGGAATAATCTAGTTTACGGACACGATTATCTTCACTTCCTTTATTATTCTTCAGAACAATGATATCTTCTATTTCTTGGTGCCAGATCGGGAAGTGGACAGTCGCTGATCCACCTCTGATGCCATTTTGAGTGCAGCATCGGACAGTCGCTTCAAACTTTTTGAGGAAAGGGATAACGCCTGTGTGCTGAACTTCTCCGCCTCTGATTTTAGCGTTGATGCCCCTGATGCGACCTGCGTTGATACCGATGCCCGCCCTTTGTGCAACATATCGGCCAATAGCCATATCGCTAGTAAAGATACTATCGAGGGTGTCATCAGCATCAATAAGGACACAGCTAGCATATTGTCTAAGTGGTGTCCGCACTCCCGCCATGATGGGGGTTGGGATGTTGATTTTGTGTTTGGAGATTGCGTCATAATACCTCTTAACGTAATCCAAACGAGTCTCTTTTGGATATTTAGAGAAGATAGTTGCCGCAATCAAAAGGTACATAAATTGTGGCGTTTCGTAAAGTGCCCCAGTGCTTCTATCCTGCACGAGGTACTTATCAACGACCTGACGTAGACCTGCATAAGTGAACAGATAGTCACGCTGATGATCAATAAACGACTGAAGTTTATCAAAATCTTCTTCAGTGTAAAGATTGAGAATTTCTTCATCATATACACCCTTTTCAACGCAACGTTCTACATGTTGTTTCAGGTTCGGAATTTCGTGCATACGTCCATACAACTGCTTGCGAGTAGCAAACAGGAGCAGACGAGCAGCAACAAATTGATAGTTGGGATGCTCCAGGTCAATCAGGTCAGAAGCAGAACGGATCAGAATCTCCTGAATTTCTGCAGTGGTAATGCCATCGTAAAATTGAATACCAGACTGCATTTCAACTTGCGATGCAGATACATTTGCTAGATCTTTACACGCTTCTTCCACCATAACGTGGAGTTTATTTAAGTCAAGAGGTTCAGTCTTACCGTTTCTCTTGACAACTTTAGTTCCATTGCTCATATTTTCTTCCAGTTGTTAAACTTAATTTTTGCTTCTAAACCTGAGTAGGTATTTGATTCTATCACATCCATAACATTAAGTCCAGAGAGGACCATATCATTGATGTCCTTGTCTACGATTCCGCTTGGCCAGATGACGACGCTTTCGCCTCTTGATATGCATTTGCTAATGCGATTGACGATTTCTCGATTGCGGGGCTCATTATCATAAACAAAAACAATACTACTTCCTTCAAGACAACGAACATCACCATCACTACCACACAGAGCCACACTATTGTTGACGAAAGTGCTGTCGAAGGGTCCTTCAACCACGTAGACTGGTAGTTTCTCATCGATTGTATTAAGTCCATAAATTTTCGGTGCCTCCTCGTCAAGCATCACAGTGATATATTTAACAGAGTTAGGAACTAGACTTCTTCCCTGAAAACCAATAAGATCATTGTCTTTACCATACATTGGTATAATAATACGACATTCATCACCACCTATGGTGTCGAATGTTTGTTTTTGGGAATTAGTCCACTCTTTGAATTTGTTAGCGAAGTAAAACTTTTCTGGGTTGAGTTTTCTTTTCTCCAAGTATTCTCTAGCAGTAGGAACTTCCGATGCCTTAGGAAGATCTAATCTCTTTTTGAAAGTTGGTTTACTAAACTCCAGTTTTGGTGCTTCTACAACAAATCCCTTACCAGTATGACCATCCCTAAACTTCTCAAGCGTATATTGCTTATGAAGCGTAGGGTCCAGTTCCTTAAGGAAGTTATTAAAAGACAGACTAGCACCACAATTATGACATTTAAAGTTGGTGTTATTCTTCACAGGATACAAATATCCCCTCGCCTTATTTTTATTACGTGAGGAGTCCCCACAGATAGGACATCGGAAGTTGTATAGATCCGACTTTACCCTCTTAAATTTTTGAAGGCGTGACGAAACGAGTCCAATATACTTGGAGTCAACCAAATCCATTATGCGAATGCTATTTCTGCTGCTCTATTCTAACCCCTGCTTGAGCAGCAGTCAATAGTCTTGGAACAAATGCGTTTACAGTGCTTATGGCGATAACAGAAACAGCCAAAACACCACCAACCTGCCATCTAAATTTAGATAAACCTTTTATCTCTACTTGTATTCTATCAATTCTTTCGTGAATAATCTTATGATCTCTATCACTTGCTTGTTTAACTTCATCAATCATCTTGATGAGTAGATCGTCTGTCTTTATACTTTGCTCTATTCTTTCGTCATGCTTAGCAAGAATTGCTGCGATGCGTGAATTCCCTTCGGAAATCTTATCGACTGCCGACTCCAGTTTTGATAACATTTCGCGGGACAAGTCTTCATAGATATCGAGTTTAGATTCAAGAACCGCAACTTTAGCTTGACTGAACATTTTTCTTCTTTTTCTTTCTACTTGCTTTTACAAGACCTCTGAAAAAGATATTCCACCCTCTTTCTTTTTTACGTCTCAAGTCTACAGGAGGATCATCTCCTGCTTCAACAGTACCTGCAATACCACCAGCACCAACTGTCATTTCTTCGTCAAGTTTATACTGACGAACAATATCAATAACTCTGTCGATATTCATAGTGCATTTAATTGTTCTAAACAGTTTACATCAGACTCAATATCATCAACTACGGTCTTTGGATATTCTGGAATTCTTTTTAAGAATATCAGAAAACTTTTAATAGATGGCCAAAGTTCCTCTTCTAAGTTATAGAATAAAAGAGGAACTGCCGCATCATTAAAGACATTAAACAGTATTATAAGGTGGTTTAATATAAGATGAACTTTAAGTTCACCTGTATTCTTATATTTTTTTAATAAACGTTTTACATATCTAATCCGTTTCAGATCAGATTCAAAGTCATCCTTTGTAACTGCCTGCGGATTATCGTAGAATTTTATAGCAAAGAGCAAATAGTTGCTCTCATTCAATTCATCAAATCTCATACTTTATCAGGTATCTGGATATTGTGCGTCATCGGCAGCATCAGTTGTAGTTAGAATTCCACCAGCAACTAATACTTCACTCTTAACTCTTAGATTTCCGTGAGTATCAATATAAGTCATGATTCCAACCCAACCACTGTGAGCAACAGCGTATTTAGTAGTTGCGGCAACACCAACTTCAACACGATCTACACCGAATACATCTCTAAAATATCCATCAGTTTTTCTTCTGAAGGAAATTGTATCTCCAGTATTAATACCGACAGAAATAGTAGATGCTAAACTTACTGTGGTTTCTCCAATTGTTGAAATAACAATATTATTTCCATTATTTACAATTGCATCACCAACAATAACATCCTTAGTTCCAACAACAACAGGGATAATATTAGTTCCAACTCCAGCATTAGTTGTAGCAGTTCCAGTTACCCCAAGATTTTGGAACGTAGCAGCAGAATCATTTCTATTATTAAAGCTACTATCACCTAAAGTATAAATTGGTTGTTCGTTAACATTATATGCTACTGCAGGAATTGTAGTAATTCCAGAAATAAAGTTAGCAGTGCCTGCAATCGAAATCGTAGTTGAAGTAAATCCAGTGATAACTGCCTGACCGTAAGTTCCACCAGTTCCAACAGTTATTACATCACCTGTCTTAATTCCTGCGGTTGTAAAGGTTACAACGCCAGTAGTACCGGTTACGGTATTGGTTCCAAGGTTGACGGCAATAGTCCCGTCTGAGTAAACCGAATCTTTATTGCCCCAAAGAGCCATGTTTCCTTACCTATAAAATTCTTATATTGATATTTATAAAAAAAGGAGACCTTTACTTCTTGGTCTCCTTGCGTAAAACTATTTTTAAAAAGTGAGTAATAAGGTCGAGCAACCCATTCTCCTCAAATCTTTTTGTTTTTGCTAACCACTCGGAAGCAGTTAGTAGTAGACCTAAAGCAATGGTTACTCCCCAGTTAGTTAGAAAGCAGGTAATCATCCTTCAGCTTGTGGCTTGAAGAGAAGTTCCTTAACAGTAAGAAGAACCATGTCATCAATACTGTTGTCGGTGGATTTTACATACTTTTCAAGGAGTTCAATAACAAGATTCTTAACTGCTGGATGTGAAGCAAGTTGAAGCACGATTGGTTTTACAACCGCTACGACTGCACCCATGGTGTCCTCCGTGTGAGAGTATCCTGGGATATTTAGTATCAGACTCCTTTAAGATTGGATTTTGCTTTCAATTCTTTCATCATTGCATCATACTTTTTTTGAGCCTCAGGAGAAAGTTCAAGGTTCTCAGTTTTTTTTGGTTCCCCCCTTTCACCCCTACCATATCTACTATCATAACCCTCAGAGTTCATTTTAGCACTTGAAGAAGTCATAATCTTCATGACTTCTTTTCCATCAGTTGGAGCATCGAGCATAATAGGATTCTTAATTCCCATTGCTCTAAACTTATTCTTAAGAAGTTCTCTGTAAGTTCTCTTCTCTTTACAATCACATGGATTTTCTCCACAACATTCACACGCTTTACTATTCTCTTCTTTTACATTTTCAGGAAGACCCTTATGCTTGGTTTTAGCATACTTCTTTGCTTCCTTTTTAGTCATACCCTTTGCTGCAGCCTCAACCTCAGGCGATGCCTCACCTTTCTTCATCTCACCCTTTTTGCGTGCATAAACCATACCCATAAAGCGTTGCTGTGCTTTGCTCTTTGCCTTTTCAATAAGGAATGGTCCTTCCATCTCATTACCGGCACTAATAACTCCACCATTATTTTGTGGATTGGAACCATCATCTGGGAAGACTGTAATTCTCTTGGAATTATCAACCTTAACACCTACATCAATAGCGGCAGGAACTCTATTCTTACCATCGGTTGAAGTGGTTCCCTCAAACCAAAGATAATCTTCTTTGTTCATTGCTCTGCGGATTGCGTCACGACGATTATAGATGTAAGAATCCGTATTATCTTTCTTCCCATCATCATTTACATCACCATCTCTCTTGGAAGGATGTACTGGTTTGTCTAAACCACTCTTGTTATTTGGAATATCTTTTTTCTTTTTCTTACGCTCACCTTCATATGGTTCACCATACTCAGTCATCTCAACTTTAAGACCCCTACCTCTCAAAGCAGTGATCTTTTCACGAGTAGCATATCTAACATAAGATTTACCGCTCTTAGGATCAGTAACTCTTATCTTATACTTTCTATCAGTTTCTTCAGCAAGTTGATTCTCATACTCAAGATTAATAACTTCCTCTTTCTGCACTCCCTCAACAAATACTCTGTACAGAGCACCAGCAACTGAGTCTACTGCCCAGTCTACACTATCCACAAAATGTGACTCAGTAACACCAACCTTCTTTCCAAATAGTTTATCCTTAACTGCTTTCCTCTCAGCAGGGTTCAATGAACTATTAGACATGTACTGAGAGAAGGCTTGTTTAAGATCGATGTCCTCTCTTCTGGCACGATAACGGATGTCATATACTGCCTGACGAATTCTTTTCTCAGAGTTTTCGGCAGTTGATCCGCCACCTTCTTTCTTCGCAGAAGGAGCAGCTTTCTTAGCACCATTAGCAGGAGCAGCAGGAGCGTGCTTTCTTGCTGGAAGTTCTTCAGAGATATTGGTTTTCATTGGAAGATGTTACAGACTTACTTTTTCCTATATTTATTTATGAATTGTAGACCCCAACTAGAACCGGGGACCATTGATTCAACATATCTGCGATGGGAATCAGTTCCAACTAGACGTTGATCGGCAGGAACTCCACCTTGTTCAGTTCCATTTACAACCGCCTCATTCACATCTTTGATCCAGGACTTGAACATAATATTGTCTTCGGTAACACAAATAAGATAGTTAGTTCCACGACGAATAATACGTCCAACAAGTCCAGTGTTTAGATTTTCTACAAGTTCACCAATCTTGAAAATCGTCTTAGCAACATAGTTCTCACGTAAAGTCTGATAATCAAACTTTGGAGCCATCTCCCAGATTCCCCACTCTTCATTAATACCCATAGAGCGGCGAACTGTATTGAAAATTTCTTTTGCCTTTTCTGGTTTCATATCTCCAGGCATACCAGAGCGAAATGTCTTAAAGTCATTTTCTGCGGCAGCAAGTCTCATTCTTGAGGCAGAAAGACCTTCCACACCTTCGGAGTCTGGATCTCTATCTCCAGCGGAAACAACTTCTAGTTTATCGAACTGATATAGTTTACCATTATAACTTCCAGAAAGTTTTTCAAATTCTTTAACTCTATCAGCACCACCAACTATTCTTACATTAGCATAACCGTCGTTATGTGCTTTCTTAAGAACATCGAAGATGGTTTTAGTTGCCGCATCGTTAGCAATATTCTTTTTATGTTGTGGGAACATATCCATCATCACTTTTACTTTAGTATCAGCATCAAGTGGATTCTTCTTTGGATCTTGACTGCGTGATGGAACAATAAGATAGTCCCCACCATCACTCTTAGCAGAACCAGCAGCAGTATCCATTAACTGCAAGTGACCAAGATGAGGTGGATTGAAACGACCAAAAGCAATGGTCAAAGTTCCTTTTGTTTTTTTAACAGGTTCAAACTTTGGACCATCATCCTTCTGCTCCCCACCCTTTTCTGCTTTTGGTTGGGGAGCTTCCTTCTGCTGCTGTAGTGCAGGATCTACAAAGTTTGGATTGGAATATTTCTTTTCAGTTTCAGTCTGTTCTGGATCTTTTCCGCCAACTTTTTGGCGCTTATTATAAAAGACTAGTTTTCCTTTTTCAGTCTTTGCTACAAACTCACCACTGTTGCGATCATACCAACCACCGTGACCATCACCCTTAAGACCCATTCTTGCTGCTTGTTGTGCAGCAGATTCGGATAAGAACTGGAAGAAATTTTTCATCACTTTTTATTTTGCAACTCCTTGGTTACCGCCACTTCGTTAGTAACGATATACCTTAAAATTTGTTTTCGTATCAATATATATTTATTCTTTTGTTTATTATTGGTAGCAGAGTCAATTTCACGCTGAAGTGTTGTATACACATATCCAGCAAAATTCTTAAAGTCTTTACTTCTAAAGTCGCTAATCAATTGTTTTAGATACTCAGACATACTGCTTGATAGACCTACCACCCTTTGCGCTGATGACCATTCTAGCACCTTTAACACCATAGTTGTCTCTATCTCCCTTATAAATCGCCATAAAAACTGGTTCATAATTTCCAGTGATAGCATCACCATTATTATGAGTTTGTGATGAAGCAATCAACTTATACTTTCCAGTGGTTACCATTTGTATATTTACAGTTCCCTGAAGGAGAAGGTCAACATTCTGTATACTCGAAGGACCGCCATATCCATTACCATATACAGACATCATTTTCAATCTTGTATCTTTAATCTGTCTAGCAACAGTTGTGGCTGGTGGAATACCATTAGGATACATTTCTCGTATTGTCGCAACAAATGCCTGAGTTTCTGGGTGAGAAGCAAGAACTGGTTCACCTCTTACAGTAATACCTCCCCACTGCTGAATAGCAGTTGCCGATAATCCATCCTTATGTGATACAAAACCAACCATTCTACCCTGGTCATCTCTAAAATGAAAGTCTGACTTCGGTGTTCCTGGTGTGCTTTCTACAGCAACAACTCTATAATAGTTTTTGCCTATCTTTAAAGTAACAATATCACTACCATTTTTCTGCTTTATTTCCTCAAGTTTTCTTCTGATAAGTCTAACCTGCTCATCCTCTGCAGCAGTAGTATTTTGAGTTCTTCCAGAAAAAGTAGAGTCTTTATATAACTGGGTTAGTCTAATTAAACTGTTCGTTACTGTTGGTAAGACAATACTTTGACCCTGCTGATATTGTGCTAGATCATCTACACTGTTTAAAGTCTTAGCAACTCTTGGATCTATCTTTACTTTTAAACCATTTCCCTCAACAAGAGTAAAATCACCTCTACTAGCAATTCTAGTCTTAAAAAGAGAAAAGTTGTTTCTTTTTTTTAGTTCTGCAGGTGATAATGAAGCCATTACCTTTTTGAACTATTTAGTGCTCGTGAGAGGACTTGAACCTCCACAGATTACTCTACTGGAACCTAAACCCAGCGCGTCTACCAATTCCGCCACACGAGCAATGGAGAATAGCGGACTCGAACCGCTGACATCCTGCTTGCAAAGCAGGCGCTCTACCAGACTGAGCTAATTCCCCAAGGGACCCTTTCGGGTCGTTTGCTGGTTTATTCTACCACAGCACCAATAGCATCGTCAAGGTCAGCAATGACCTCACGAATCTCAAAGACACGCTCTGGGCAAGAAGCATCAGTAGAGTATCCTTTTTGAGAATCAAAGAGAACTTGACGGACTGCTGCTGCAGCACGAACATTCATTTCAACTTTTACATTTTTCATCGGTCGTCAGAAGCACGGTTTTCGGAGAAGTAAACATCAAAAGCACCTTCAGGATAACGCTTAAGAAGTTTCTGCACATTACGAGCAACAACATCATCAAGAGAAACACCTAGAGCCATACATGCCTGAGCAACATACCACATGATATCGCCCAACTCAATAATCAGGTGCTCACGGTTGTCCTCATTATAAGGTTTACCTTGAAATACCATTTTCTTGACGATTTCCATAAACTCACCGCCTTCGGCATTGATACCAACGGCAGCAGTCAGGAGACGCTCAATGTTTGCACCCTTCTCATCAAGTGCAACTAGGCGGTCAGAGAGAGCAAGAAAGTCCTTAGATGCATCAGAAGTTACAGCATCTACAAACTCAGCATACTTATCAAAATCAACGTGTTTTGCAGTTTCCATTAAAATTTAAATCCCTCAAACGACTTTTTAGGTTTCTTGTCTTCGTAATCATTATACTCGTCATCCTGCCCAGAGTCAAGTATGTCCTTTTGGGCGGACTGTTCACAATCATACAGTCTCATCTTCGCTCTGTCAATACCCACAATGAAACGCTTGTAGATAGTTGGATCATTATAGCGATTCTTCAACTGCTTCACCATGAGTTGTCCAAGACCTTCCAACTCTTCGGTGGAAATAAGAGCAAACATAAGGTCAGCAGTAGCAGGAAGACCGAATGATTCAGAAGTATCAGTGAGTTCAACGTCACTACTACCGTAACCAGAGCGAGTAGTCTGGGTAGCTGATACGATTGGTACATTTGCTTCGACTGCAAGACCTCTAAGTTCTTCTGCAATTGCCTTAATATATGAATATGAATTTACAGAAAGGTTTGACTTATAGCGGGAGGAAGCACATATATTAAGGTAATCAATGAAAATAATATCAGGTCTAAATGACTTCTTAAGTGCGAGTTCATTAAGGAGTGCTTTAAAGTGCCCACTATGTGCCGATGCAGTAGGATATTCCTTAATTATAAGAGTCCCCTGAGTCTTCTTAGAAAGATTGGTAACCTTATTTTCAAATGTAGTTCTGGGAAGATCTGTTAGATCTTGGATATTGACATTGAGAAGGTTTGCATCAATACGTTCAGCAATTTTCTCTTCTGCCATCTCCATTGTAACGTAAAGCACATTGTGTCCGTTAAGCAGACAGGCGCTAGCCATATGACACATGAATAGAGACTTACCAACACCTGTCCCAGCAAGAGCGATGTTAAGAGTCTTGTTAGGAAGACCACCTTTCGTAATCTTGTTAAAGTATTCAAGATCAAACGGTATACGATCCTCCTTACGGTGATAAGAGTCATATCTTTCCTGAAAGTCTTGTAAGTAATCATGTCCAATGTGATTATCAAATGATACCGCTAAGGCATCAGAAAGAATTGCTGGGATAGCATCACGATTCTTTTTCTCATTATTACCATCAGCGATGGTAATAGATTCCATAAGTGCTAAGTAAATGGCGCGATCACGGCACCACTTCTCTGTAGTATCTAACAACCATTGTTGATCCACAGCAGTATCATGAAGAGATCCGCTAATTTCCCTAACTTCCTTAATTTCACTTTCAGTCAGATCAGTTCTACTCTCAAGTTCAATCTTGAGTGCTTCTGTTGTAATAGCGGAACCATACTTCACAATGAAGTGAACTATCTCCTGAAAGATTACCTTTTCAGTACGCTGATCGAAGTAGTCTGGTTGAATGAAAGGAATTACTTTCCTAGAGTATTCTTCATTATAAACAAGGTTCCTAAGAATAGTGGTTTCAATCCTTTCCATTATAAGTAATGCAAGTATGTACTTAACAAATATTTTGACCCACTAATAGGTGTCTTTCCCTGATGGGGAAACATCCATAGTGGGGGAAATACAACTAGAGAACCTTTGCAAGGTTTTATCTCGCAATGCTCAAAGACTGTATCCCCACCGATTTCAACGGTATTTAAATACCAGAAAAATGATAAAAATCTTCTGGCGCTAGAGTGATTGACGACATCGACGTGTGTATCAAATCTATCATCACCATTAGGATTATACCTCTTTATCCTAAATTCTTCAAACGAATGTTTTTCTGGTAAAGGATAGTTGGAAAAGTATGTGTAATACTTATTTTTATATTCTAAGGTAGTCCTAATAAGTAGATTATGAACAACCTCACAGATTTCTCTGTTTTGAGTAAGATTTAATTGTGTAAAATTTGGATATCCATCATTACTTACCCGTTCATGTTTATCCTGGTTTTCTTCAAAGTATGAGACCAATTGATCGCATACTTCATTGGAAAGGACCTTTGGATAAACATGAACAAAGTCTGATAAACTACCCATAAGAGAATTGTTCCTTCGCTATAGCATCAAGTTGCTGCATTACTTCTGGGGTGAAATACTGCTCTGGGTCTTTGAGGATTGCTTTAGCGTAGACTTTTTTTCCATCAATTTCATACCGACCTGCGACATTCTTCCAGAGACCGCCCAGTTCACCGAGTTCAAGAAGACCGTAATAACGATCAAGACCACGCTCATCGTAATAGAGACGCACTTCCACATTTTGGTTCTCCTTGCTTAAACGTGACTTAGCAGTCTTAGCCTTGATAATGTTTCCAACGATTTCTGTTCCGTCTTTCTCCTTCTTCTTACTGAGATGAATGATAGTAGAAGCGGCATACTTAAGACCGCTACCACCACCCATTTCTTTTGTAGGAACGTAAGCGCCAATAACATCGTAGGTGTGGTTGGTTACAATCATTGGAATGTTTGCCTGACCCAACTTGAGTGTGAGCATACGGAAAGCACCTTTGATAAGTTGGGATTTGGTCATGTCCCGAACTTGTTTATCGTTCAGTGCGTCAGTGATCTCTTTCTCTGTGGAAAGCATACCCAGAGAGTCTAACACAAACATGCAGGGTTTGCGTTCTTCTAAAGGTTTTTTTAAGTAAATGTCCACTGCCTTGAGTGCCTTGCTACGGAACTCCTCAACAGTCACAACATTAACTACAACTAACCGATTGAGGTCAATACCCCTAGATTCGAGAAGGGATTTGTTAACAGCAGCTTCAGTGTCGAAATAGAGGCAATAACCATCAGGGTTGGTATCAAGAAAATTCTTAACCACAGCGAGAGAGAAGAAAGTCTTTCCAGTAGAAGACTCTCCAGCAATAGCAGTAATCTTATTCCCAGATACACCACCAAAAATACTACCTGAGACCAGTGCGTTAAAAATGAACGAACCTGTGTCAACGTAAGTTTCTGTTTCGTCGATGTCTGCAGCAAGTTTGGTATAGTCATCCCCAATCTCTTTTACAATATCTTTTAAAAAATCCATCACGCTACCATCCCGTATTGTTCACGAAGTATTTTTTTATAAGGCAGGTCTTGCTCACGCAATTCCTTTACCAGTTTGAGTTTTTGATACAATGCAGTATCACCACCAAGAGCCATTGCTTTTACAATAGTAGCAAGCTCATTGTCGTTAATAGGAAGATCCATTAAAAGAAAAATGATTCAAGGTTTACAGTTTTTTCGACAGACCATCCAATCGAATCTAGGATAGACTTGAGTGGCTCTACGAAACTCTTTTCAAATTGTAGGTCATAGTCGATGTACTTGTCAAGACCAAGTTCCTTAGGAAAGTCTTGAATGAAGGAGATAATGTTCTCCTGGATGATATTTGGTTTTTTCAAATAGAGAAACTTAATTTTTTCTCCATTACCAATAAGTGAATATTTATTGGTTAGTTTTTTGTCTTTCACATAATGATTAAACAGCAGTGCTCCACGAATGTGAATCGGAGTTCCCTTCATATAAATGTCCGATGAAGAATGATATTTTCGAACATCAGATGCTGTCCTTGGAAAAGCGATAGATTCTGGAGGAAGTGTCTTGAATTCACGGCGACATTGTTCGATAAATTCAATAACCTCATCTTCAGTTCCGTTCATCATGAGTTTTAGACCATCCTTAATCATCTGACGGCAAGGAGCAGGTGTAGAAGACTTCACTGCTTCAATGCCCATCATCTTCAGTTTGGGTTCATTGTATTGAACACCCTCACTGTTCCATACGTTGAGAATGTATCGCTTCTTTGCGGTCCAAATACCACGTTCAGCGATATTCTCACGCTTCATCTGCATTTTTTGTTCATATGCCGAAACGTAATCCGCAAGTTCCTGATAACTGGATTCGATGAATGGTTCCAACTTGTCGTGACAGATCTTATCAAGTATGGAAACAATCGCTGCTTTATCGTCAGACTTATTACCAAAAAATTTAGTAACAAGAGGTCCCATATTAAGATAGATTGAATCGGTATCCGATGCAATAACATAGTCTACTTCTTCAGTTTGCAAAAGTTTATTTAGATATGTATTTACTTTATTCTCAATCCAACGAATAGAGACTTGCCCAGAGAGTGTAATCGCTTCTGCGTTTGCGAGTTTGTAATATCTAAAATACTGGTTACCAATAGCGCCATAAGCAGAGTTCAATTGGATCTTGCGAGCCATCTGAATGTTGTTGCATCTTGCAATTTCCTTTTCAAGATCCTTTGTCTTTTTCTTTTCATACTCCTGCTTTGCTGCAAGCATTTTCTTCTTAAAGATAGTTCGATCCTTATAGATCTTTTCCATCAGTTCTGGAAGAAAACCACGAACATCTTTGCGGAACATAGCACCATTAGCACAAACGGCATAGTCCTTATACAACTCAAAAGTAAGATCTTGATTAAGAATCTTATCTACAGTAGCAGAAGGATGCCTTTCGTCCAGAAGAGTTTCTGGTGATATGTTGTATTGCATAATCAGGTGAGGATATAGTGAGTTCAAGTCAAAACTCACAACCCAGTCATACTTTCCAGGAATCGGTTCCTTCACATAGGCACCAGCATACTTAGAATCCTTATCAGAACGTTCCTTTGGGGGAATAACGATATTCCTTTGCTTCAGATAGTTGTAAATAATGGTATCCCACATACGGACTTGTGAGAATACATCAGCATAGTTTGCCTTAGCGTCATAAGCCATAGTGACGGCAAGTTCAATAAGTTTCATCTTGTCTTCCATACGGTCAACAAGTTCCACGTCAATGATGTTGTACTCTACAAACTTTTGCCAACCGTGCGTATAAAAGTCCTTGAAAGTATCAAATTCACTGTGATCCAGTTTTTTCTTACCAAGTTCTACACTTGCAATGTAATCTAGACGATACGATTCCTGTGCTTTATACGTGAACTTTTTATAAAGCTGAAGATAATCAAGTTGAGTGATACCACCAACATCATAGGAAATGTGTTTGCGACCAGCAATAAAAGTTTCTCTTTCAGTAACTAGACCCCAAGGTGATAGTCTTTTCATCAACTTTTCACCAAGAATTCTATCAATACGTCTTACTAGGTAAGGAATATCATACAGTTCACTGTTCCACCCAGTTACAACTTCTGGAGTATTTTGCTCAATCATCCACCAGTTGATAAAATCATCCAGCAACTCATACTCTGTCCTAAAACCCTTATAGATCACATTATCTTGTTTATTTGAAAATGAACCCTTACCCCAAGTACGAATTTGTTTAGTTGCATAGTCCTGGATAGTAATAAGAAGTACTTCCTCAGCAGCAGATTCTACATCAGGAAATCCATTCTCCGATGCAACCTCAATGTCCAATGTTGTGATTTTGATTTTATTTGTATCAAACTTAATCTCCTCTTCAGGATACATCTCAGAAATATACTGGTAAATATATCCAGTATTTCCATAGATTTTAAAGTTTTCTACCCCCTCATACTTTTTGATGAACTCACGACAGTCACGAACACATCCTGGTTGAACTGCCTCCACATAATCACCAGTCAGAGTTTGATATTTGGTTTTTTTGTTTGCGGGGACAAAAAGGGTCGGGTTGAACTTCTCACGAGTCATGAAGTGTTTACCATCTTCATAACCACGAACCAAGAAGTGGTCCCCGACCATTTGGACGTTTGTATAAAAGCGCATTATGCTGTTAGTTCAAGATACTTTTCAATAACTTCTTCTGTTGGGTCTGCGATGGTTAGAATATCTTCCGACCGAATCATTAATTCTCTCTGATTTGTTGCCTTTGGCCAAGGAATCATATCATCAATTGTCTTGAATAGATATGGGTTAATCAACCTACAGTTTGGATCACCTAACTGAGCATCAACCTCAATAACCTCACTGATAATAACATTATCAACGTCCATTAGCAAGCACTTAATCGACTTGTCCATTTACTTTCTCCTGATACATTTCAATAATAGAATTTAGTGGTTCAACAATAGTTACAATCCAGTCTGGAGTGACGAGAACATCTTCATCTTCGGTCAACAGAATCCATGGAGACAATGTAATCTCTACATTTCTATCATCAATAGCATTCTCATCTTCAGTAAGAAGAAGAGTTCTATTCACCTGAACCTTATGTGGTTTATTGAAAACGTAACCACGGACGCTATCTTCAGATACAAGTTCTTTTATATCAGAAACAACTTGTTCACCAGACTTCAATAATACAAGTTTGATTGACATTAATTACTCAACTCCTCAAGTCATTCTACCAATAAAAAGGGGAGGTGTCAACTGGATTGTGCCAGTTACCTCCCCGTCTGCGCCGACGATATTCGATACTATTTAGAGATAGTCCTTACGTGCGTGATGTTCTGGAACTACTTTCCCAAGTACGATCCGTAGAAGTCCGTCTTCGAATACAACTTCCCCGACTTCTGTGTCGTCGGATAGAGTCCACGCTCGTTTAAAACTTCTGCTAGCCACTCCCTTGTGGATAAACGTCCGTTCCGAGTCGGCATCCACTTTTTGTCCTTCGACAAAAAGCTTTCCATATTCCGTGAAAACATTGACTTCTCCTTTCTTAAAACCTGCGAGTGCAATTTCTAAATGCGACTCTACGTTATTTACCTGAATAAGGTTATAAGGTGGATAATTTGTTGAAGTTTCGTGAAGATTAAAGATACGATCAAAGTATTCATCCATACCAATACTGTTTCTTGTGATCCTTTCCATCAGGGCAGGAAGATCCGCAGCAGTATACCTTGTGAGGTTGGTCATTATAGTAGCTCCTTTAAAAGCGAGTTTGTGTTGTGTGGACCCTTACGGCATCCACTACTAATTATACAAGAAAACATAAAAAAGGGAGTGTTGAACTCCCTACAGAATCATTCGGTTTCTTCTGCTCTCTTCTTCTTAGAACCAATGTTGTACTTGGTTTCCAGAATCCAGTCACCCTTGTCCTTATAAGCAAGAACTTTGATTTGATTCAGTGGAGCAATGTCTTGAATCTTAGTAACATCCACAATCTCAATCAAACCCCAGTCAGCAAGAAGTTGGGCAATACGATTGCGACGCTGGACATCATTCGCAGTAAGGTTTGCGTGCTTACCATCAAGGGCAAACAGTTCCTTAAAGTGAACCAGATAGTATCTGCCTTGCTTATGAAGAATATGGCAAGACTGATAGATTTTCTTTTCTTTTCTTGAAGCGACTCCAATACGAGTCAAAGTTTCACGCACTTTCAAAAAGTCGTCTGGTTCGTTAAGAACCACTTCAACCATTTGTTCAGGCGACCACTTCACTTCAGGTTCTTGAACGACACTCATTTTGTTCCTCCAGTTTCAAATTTCGATTTAATAAAATTAAGTTGTTCTTCTGTAAGAATCCTCAAAGCTTGTTTTGCCTTTTCATTACTATAACCATAATAACGTTTGACATAATCAAGATCTTTGATTTTATCTTGTCGGAGCCAGGGAGAAAATCTCTTCTTTTTCCTCAGACTATTTAGATAAAAATCATATTGCAGTTTTTTGGGGAGGAAATGATACCTGTTGAGTTCATTAGCAAACAACACAGAATCCAAGTGCCCAGAGAAACAACGGTTGATAATATAAGGAGGATATTCCTTCTCAAGTGAAGGGTCTTCGTCAATCAGATTCTCTTTCGTCTGATTGATCGAGTTTAACCAGTCCTTCAATTCCATAATTAAAAAGTAGTAGTTCCTTAAAACGGTCTTTTACAAGTTGGTCAGAGTTGTAACTCACCAACTGATCCATATCGTTAGAGTCGCAGTCAGCAGCAAACTTATCGTGATCAAATCCTTTGTGCATTGATCCCTTGTTCCCATAGAGATTATCCTTAATATCGTAAGGAGGGTCAAGATACATAAACGCACCTTTGTTTCCATCCATCAGATAATCGTAGGAATAGTTAGTTATACGCCAATTTTCGATTATCTTAGAATACCCAGGCAACTTTTCAATCCCGCGCATACTGAAGTTGGATACGCTTGCCTGTTGTGAAAATGATGAACTCTCTGTGAGCCCACTAAAAGAGCACTTATTAACAACATAAAAAGCCACAGCACGCTCAATGCTAGGCACATCTTGGTCATTGACTTTCTCCTTGGAGGAAAGCCAAACATCTGCAGTTGCTGCCAGAAGTTTACAAGGGGTTCGTATAAATCATTCACCCAAATATTTAACGAGGGATATTTCTTGGTGATATAAATCGCAACACTTCCTCCTCCAAGGAATGGTTCACGGAACTCATCATAGTTACGAAGGTCTGGAAAGTAAGATCCCATCTTTTCACAAGCACGGGACTTACCGCCTGGGTAGCGTAACGGTGTTTTAAGAGACTTCATACTGTTTCCTCAATCAAATTATAAAGTTTAGTAGCGAAGTCTTCCTTCTCTACCGGAATTACATTCTTAGCAAGAAATGTAATATCATCAAAATGAACTCTGAAAGAAATATTAGTGTCTTTGATGTTCGTATGCTTCATACAAGAATCCCAATCACAAATACCAATGGTATAAGTTTTAGTATCCCACAATAGCATATAATCAAAAGTTTTTTCAGGCAAACCTAAACTTTTACCTTGAAAATTTTTTAAAGTTATTTCTTTCGTCCACGGAATAGTTTTACAAAAGAGACCATCCTTTCCCTTTGATTCGTAATAAAGATTATCAACCAGACCATAAAAGTCTCTACCATTTTCTTTATCACCAACATACTGAAGTTGACCGCCACTATACTTAGCAATAGCAATCTCTTGAACTTCTGCTCGTAGAGGTCTAGTTTGATTTCTTTTTAGTCCATCAGTAGATTTAACTACACCAAAAATAGAAGAAAAATCAAACAGTTTGGGATTGATCATAATCTTTAGGGTGATACTTCAAGTATTCAAGGAAGGTCATTTTCATTTCCTTGTGAGTCATACCGCAATGTTTTGCGGCAGCAGGTAGAGTCATTTTAGCACGAAACAATGCTTCATTTGCTTCTTGGACATTTTCTGGTGTAGTCTTCACTTTTTCTTCTACCAACTTACTCTTATCAATTTTAAGAAGTCCCATTACTCAAACTCCCTAGAAGCATTAAACTTTTTTGCGGGTGGTGTATAAGGAGGAATAACCTCACAAGTCACATGAATATCAGCACCGTTGGTTGCCTCAGCCATTTGGCGATATCCAGACCCAACATAAATCTGTCCGCCAACTACGGCAACCGCCATAGCACCCCAGAAAATGTAATACCACTTGGACTTTACTTGATGTTGTTTGTTTTTCATTTGAACTCACACTCCACTTGTTTTCTTCTATAATGATTTTGTAATGGTGTAACCCATCTCAAATTATCAATAGAATTGTTTGAGGGATCATTATCAATATGGTCAATATATGCAGTGTCTCTTACCCACTGCTTGAAACACTCTGGGGCATCGTCCCATTCATCTATCAAAGAGTCTGGCGGATACCTATCGATTGGTTTCCATGTTTCCATTACTGCCCTGTGAATGTCTATACGAATTTTCGATGTAGTAAAGTTATATTTTTCTTGAATTAGTGTGCTGGTTCCTGCTGAATGTTCAAAATCTTCATAAAATCCTTTTGGAACACGACATGCGGTTGTTAAACATTTAAGACGTTTTCTTCCACTCGCATAGTATTCAAAGTTTTGCGTATGGGTCATGAATTTATTTGATTTTGAACTGTATATCTCCCCCTCTTTAGAAACATAATATCCAGGAATCTCTTTCCCAAATCTAACCAGTGGTTTAAATCTTTCTTCACCAAAAATGTTCAACATAATCAGTTCCTCTCAATAAAGGAACGCATTTCTTCCGCAAGTCTATGAATTTCTTCATCACTAGGGTAGATTGGATAATTACCAGGATCTTCTCCTTTATCAAGGAGAATATTGTAGCGATTTTCTTCCGCATTGTAGCGGTTTACAAGACGACTTTCTGCCTGCTGGAGAAGTTCCCAGCGCAGGTCGTATGGATTGCGAGCCATAGTTTTATTAAAATAGTATGTGTTTGATTTGTGTTTGTGTGTCTGTGTGTAAGATATACCTTACGCGACTAACATCAAATCTGTTTTATTTATATCACTTACTTGAACTCACACTCCACCATAATTTCAGTTAGTGCTGCTAGGAGGTTAATTTCCTGATCAGCCACGAACGCACATTGGTATTGATACTTAGCAATAACAAGAACGGCAGCGGGGATAGTACTGGGAGAAAGGCAACTATAACAGGAGTCATAAACCCTGCGAAGTAGGCTAGAAGCATCGTTGTCCAGGTTGGAGACCACCCATTTGCGGACTTCGGTGAAATTCTTTTCCTTGAGATGTTTAATGAGGTCATTTACAGAGATGTCAGAGAAAGAAGCAAGAATACCAGAGTCGATTTCTCCTCCTACGGAGTATCTTTGGCATTCGTTGAGGACTCGTCGCCAGTCGGGGAAATGTTTATTGATAATCTCCGCAAGTACTCTTTGATCGAATCGGACGCCTTCCGCATCCAGGATGTCTTGTAGACGCTTGAAGAAGAGTCCTGCCAGTGCGGTTTTTTCTTTCCCTTTGATCGAGAAGTCAACAACGGCACATCTGCTATGAAGGGGCTCGATGATCTTGTTCTTGTAGTTGCAGGTAAAGATGAAACGGCAATTACCAGCAAATTCCTCAATAAACGCCCGTAGGAGGAGTTGTACATCGTTGCCTGTGTTGTCTGCCTCATCAATGATAACGACCTTGTGTTTAGCATCTGACGAAAGTGAGACGGTCGAAGCGAAGTTCTTCGCATTGTTTCGGACAGTATCAAGGAATCTACCCTCGTCGGATCCATTGATGACATAAACATCTACCCCCAGTTCGTTACAAAGTGCTTTAGCAACAGTGGTCTTGCCGATACCAGGAGGACCTGCAAGAAGCATATTAGGAATCTCACCCTTATTCAAAAACTCCCTAAACATAGTCTTGGTAGACTCTGGGAGAATACAATCTTCAATAGTCTTCGGGCGATATTTCTCAACCCAAATAAAATCACTCATAATCAAATCCAATCTGGTTTTTTCAATTTAGAGGA